TCCGTCGCCGTGAAGAGATCGCGCCAGATCGCCTGCTCGATCCGGACGAGCCAGGGCGTCAGCGTGTAGGCGACGAATTCCAGCGCCTGCTGCTCGATATTGGAGAAGGTCGCCCGATCGAGCTCGCCCATCATGTGGGGCGGGATCCGGTACATGCGCGCGACTTCCTGCAGCTGGAACTTCCGGCCTTCGAGGAATTGCGCATCGACCAGATTCATGCCGACGGCGGACCAGGTGAGGCCCTCCTCGAGGACGGCCACGCCATGCGCGTTCTCGACGCTCGCGTACTGCTCCTGCCACTGTTTCTTCAGCCGCTCGCGCGCCTCTTTGCTGAGCTTGCCCGGGTGCGTCAGGATGCCGCCCGGGCGGGCCATGTTGCTGAAGAACCGCGCCCCGAAACGCTCGGTCGCCATGGCCAGGCCGATCGCCTCGCGGGCGATCGCGACCGGCGAGCGGCCGGTGAAGCCGTCCGCCGAATGCGTCGTCAGTCGGAAGAGATCGTCGAAGGCGAAGGTCCGCTGCGCGCCGTTGAGCGGGAAGTAGTCAAACACCGGGACGTCGCCCTCCATCCGGGCGCGCAGCCGGTCGGGATGCAGCGGAATCAGCGAGTCGATCTGGCCGTCGTTCCGATAGAGCTTCTGCGCGTAGCCATTGCCGCGCAGGGCGGTATGGCCGACGAGCATCTCCCAGAACTCAAAGGGCGTCTGCCAGGGATTGGGCCGGAACCGTAGCACCTGGTAGAGCGGGTGCGTGATGGCCCGCTCTTTCCCGCCCTCGTCGAGGTGCTGGTAGAGGTGGATGGGGAGCGAGGCGACCGTCTCGGAGAGGATCCGGACGGCGGCGAAGACCGCGGCGACCGACTCCGCCCCGTCCGCGGTGACGGCCAAGCCGGTGAGGCTCGCGAAGCCGCCGAAGGCGCGCGTGAGCCAGCCGTCGGGATTCGACGGGTGCACGGCGAGGGCGCGACCGAGTAGGCTCACTCGGCCGCCTCGGCCCGGGCGAGCACGAGCGCCGCGCCAATGGCGCCGAGGCCGCCCACGATCCAGGCGAGCGGGGCGGAGATGCGCGCGAGCCCATAGAGCAGGGCGCCGGCGCCGAGCAGGAAGAGGACGTCGGCGATGGGGTGGCGATGCGGGCGCGTCATAGGACGAGCAGGTCCTCGCTCTCGTAGGTCGAGCGCGCGCCGGCGGCGCCGGCGGCGAGCGCGTCGTTGCGCGCCGCCCAGGACAGGCACCCGGCCATGGCGGCGTCGATCTTGGCGGGACTGTCGGGACGCTCCTTGCGCAGAATCCAGAGCTGGACGCCCTGTTCGTCAGTGAGATTGGTGTAGAGCCGCCGCGCGTTCGCGAGATGAGCTTCCACCCGCGCATCCCCGGCATGACTGAGTTCGCCGGCAGCGATCGCTCCGACGTAGGAGCGGAGGATGTAGGCCATGATCTTGCGTCGGTTGGTCCACCATTCCAGCACCCGCTTCTCGCCGTAGCGACCCGCCCAGGTAGCAAGCCAGCTCTCCCACTTCGGGGGATCGGCATACATCCGCACGACGTGCCAGCGCGCGAACGCGTCGGTAACGGCGCCGTCCACTTCGGCCACCGGCACTTCCCAGGTCGGCTGCGTGAGCGGGCGTTCCCAGATGCCGAGCGGCCACTGGTGTCCGGTCTCAATCTCTGTCGCGACCAGGGCGGTCGCGTCGTCGAAGCGGGAGCCGTCGAACCCCAGGGCGATCGCGGCGCCGTCTGGTACGACGTAGCCCGGCCGCACGAGCTGCCGCCAGCGGAGCACGTCGAACGCCACGCCGGCTGCCTGGACGGGCCGATTGAGCCACACGCGCTCCAGGTAGGCGCGGTCGGCGTCCGGCTCTCGGAAAGTCTCGACGATCCGGTCCACAGCCGTCCATTGCACGATGTAGGGCCCCGACGCCTCGATGACCGCGGCGCGTAGTCCCGCCTCCAGGTCCAGATTGTGCCTGTCGCTCGCCTGGCGGTGGAAGAAGAACAACTTGCCCTTGGCCGTCTTGCCCTTGGCCGCCATCGCCTTGGCGTACTCCATGGTACCTTCGGCCACCGAGCGCGCGCCCGGCTCGGGCGCCGTAGTCGTCTCCAGCGCCCAGGGATCCGCCAGTGGCCGCTTGGCGAGATTCGCCAACATCACGGACCAGCCCCGCTTGAGGGAGTCCAGCGTAAAGCGGTGCGTCTCGTCCGCATGCTCGAAGGTGGTCCGAGCGCCGTCGCGGGCATTCGGGGAGGCTGAGACCGCCTCGCACTTCCCGTCGCCGCCGAGGCGCATGATGCGCTCGAGTCCGATATCGAAATCCCGAGCGACCGCGCACTCCTCGAGGATGCGCCGGAGGGCGCCATAGGCCAACTCCTCCGTCTGTTCCTCGGTATAGGAGATCATCGGGATGTAGGGATCGACGACGGGGCCACCGACCGGCCGCTTCCCACGCCACCCGCGGACTCGCACAGGACCTGCCGGATGGAGCTCGGCCGCAGCGACCCAAGCGGCGAACTCTGTCTTGCTGGACCCCTTCCGCAGGGAGAGCGCGCACCGTTGGAAGCGCCGCTGGCCCGCGGTCGGGTTCGGCGCGTGAACGATGACCCGATGCTTCCGCCGTTCGATGGTCGCCGGTTCGACCTCGTACATCCGGTAGAGCCAGGCCCGCTGCTCCTCATTCAGTCGCACGGCCCGGCCCAGGAGGTCGCCCGGACCGTGGCAGAGCTCGGCTTCGATGAAGGCGCAGACTTCAGGGCCGAGTGTCGGCCAGGGCTCCGCATCGGGCGGCGGGAAAATGATGGTAGTCACCTCGCCACCTTCAAGATGTCGCGGGGGTCCTTGCCTTCAGTCTGTCGCAGTCCCCGGCGTCGCGCGGTCCGCTCTTCGGCCTGATCGCCCTTCTCGACCTCCCATTGCAGGCGTCGCCGGTCGATCGGCGAGAGGCCAAAGCGAACCTCCTGCTGCCGAATCTCGGCCGCGAGGCGGCCGGCCTCCTCGCCCGCGCCCGCCCAGAGCTGCTGGTACAATTCCGCCAGCAGGTAGAGGCCGCCCTTGACGTCCGAGTCCAGAAACTCCCCCGCCATCGGCGACTTCCAGACCGAGTCCCACCAAGCCAGGACCTTGGGGTGCCAGACCTCTGCTTTCCGTTCCCGCGGAGGAAGCTTCGGCACGGTATTGTGGGCCGCCTGCGCCGGCGTCGGCAGCGTGGCGCGTGTCGTGGACCGATGCCGATGCTGGCGCATGTGCGCAGGCTTCGGGAGACGCCCCCTCATGTGCAATTTCCTATTATTCTACGCGCTCCAATTTTGCACGCGCAAAAGTCCTGGGCGGGCACGGTCTGGGGCAACGAGGTCCTAGAGATTCGACCCCCCTATCCGGTTCCCCCATGGGGTGGCCCGGCTCGGGCGGTGCGCGCCTTGCTCGCGGCGGGTCTTCGCCGAATGGCAGGCCTTGCAGCGCCCAGCCCCATTGGTGAGCGACCAGTCGCCGTCCCACCAGTTCGGCTGGGGCAGCGGCTGGATGTGGTCGGCTTCCGTGCTGGGGCGCCGACGACAGTCGCGACAGATTGGTTCGCGGGCGAGGACGAGCGCGCGCCAGCAGCGGTGGCGAGTGTTATAGCCGCGCCGGTGTGCGGTTGGGCGCTGACGCTCGGGGGCCGTGCGCCGATGCGTAGGGCAGTAGCCACGGGCGACGAGCGCGGGACAGCCTGGCTGCGCGCAGGGACGCAGCGGCGCCTGACTCAGGCGGCCGCTCGCGGCTGGACGAAGATCTCGAGCCAGCGGTTGCAGCGATGGCGCCAGCAGCGTCGCACCTCTCCCTTCCCGCTTGCCGCCGAGCGTGCGGCGAGCATGATGATGCGACACTGCCACGCCCGCGGCACTTCCGACAGCACGGCGCGGCAGGCTGGGCAGCGAAGCGCCTCTAACGAAACGGCCCGGGAGACCGAAGTCTCACCGGGCCGCGCGGCCGCAGGGCTCATGGGATCGGGGCTAAGATAGTCCATTGCCCGGATTGGGGCCATCAGTTGGCCGCCTTGCCGCGCTTCGTCATGGCCGGCGCCGCTGGGCCTGGGCGCGGTCGAGGATCACGCGCAGCCGCTCCCGCAGGAGCGGCTGCTGCCATCGCGGGACCGCATCGAGCGCCTCCTCGAGGAGCGCTAGGATCTCCGGCAGGTCGAGGATGGTGAGGGTGATCTCCAATACGGGCGCAGCCATCAGGTGGCGCCCAGGCGCTCGCCGACGGGCTGCGCGAACCCCGGCGCCCCGCGGATCCGCCGCTGCGGGTCGGCCAGCCAGCTCGCGCCGAGAAAGACGGCGTCGAGCAGGTCGGGGCTTGGCCGCTTGACCGTCCCCAGCGGATGCCCCTGGGCCCGCAGCGCGCGCAGGACCATGACCTGCCGGAGCGCCTTGGCGAGGCGGGGCGCGGGGACGAGTTCCACGCGCCCATCCGTGGCGAGCTCGCTGTGACTGCTCGCGGCATGGATCAGCGCGCCCAGGGCGAGGTGCAGCTTCGCGAGCGCCGCCCCGTTGATGAGTCCCTTCGTCCGCTGGCGGCCCTGCCGGGCATGGTAGGCGCCGGCGGCGGCGGGCTGCTCGAGGAGGATGACGGCGATCGCGTCCGGGAGCTCGCAGAAGGTCGCGAAGCCGATGGTGAGCGCGCGGAGGCGCAGCACGAGCGGCACCGCTGGGCTCGTGCGCAGCACCGTCGTCGGGCCCAGGCGACCCAGGACCTCGTCGAAGGTCTCCCCGGGGCGCCACCCATCGCCGAGGACGAAGGGGTGCGTCCCGAGGTTGAAGGTGGCGACGCCGGTCGCGTCGATCCCGGGATCCACGGCCACGAGCCACGTCACGACGGCCGCCGCATCTGCGGGTTATCGGTGCCATCCCGCGCGAGCAGGCGCGAGCTGCGGAGGGCCCGAAGGTGGCGCGCGAGGTGCGCCTGGCGATCGCGCGGGTGGGCGCCGACGAACGCGCCACAGACGTTGCAGCGGCCGTCGACGGTGAACGGGCGCCGGCGCTGGACCGGCGTCACGCGGCCTCGACGATCCGGACCTTCATGCCCGGCATGGCGCGGTAGTTCCTGACCTTGCGGCCGCGACCGTCTTTCCCGTCCTCCATCGTCACAAACCCGAGCTCGGCCAGCTCCTTCATTTCCCCGTAGGTATTGGCGGGCCCGGGGTCCCGGCCGAGACGGGCGAGTTCCTTCTGTACGCGCGCGGCCGTGACGCCGTCGTCCAAGAACCCGGCCGCGATCAGCCTGGCAATGCGGCCGCGGAGCGTCGTCCCATCCACCGCGATCACCTCGGGGGTGAAGGCGACCTCGAGTTCGGGCCGCGTCGCCAGCACTTTGAGGAGGGCGGGCGCTTCCTCAACCAGGCGCTCCTTGATCGTTTGGTAGAGGTCCTCGGCGCCCATCAACCCGAGGAGGTCGCGCGCGGTCTCCCGGGTCGCCGTCCGCTTCTCCGGTGCCGGCGTCGGGGCGGTCGGCGCGCCCCGACCGTCGCGGGCGACCGCGGGCGGCGCTGCCAGGAGCTTCTCCAGCTCGGTAATCTGCCGGCGGAGCTCGGCGTTCTCCGCACGGAGCTCGCGCGCTTCCTGTTCGGTCACGGGGACCTCGATGATGGGAGTGGGGCGCGCCGCCCGGGCGGGCGCGGGACGGGTGAGGCGGCCTTCGGCCACCGCCTGGGCTTCGGCGTCCGATAGCCAGGTCGGCTGCACGTACACTTTCCGGGTGTGCTCACCCCAGCAGGCGAAGAACTCGCCGAGCTGGAGGCGGGCGACCTGGCTGGCGGTGGGCTTCGCGATGCCGGCCGGGATGTTGGCGAGCGTGCGTTTGATTTCGTTCGCCTCGCGCTGGACGCCGATCAGCACGACCGGCGCCGCGCGCACCGCGAGCTTCCACACGCCGGCGAGGTCCTGGCTGTCGAGCCAGACGTAGTTCTTGAGCCCGGCCCCTTTGCGGATCAGCGTCTCGGCCTCGCGCTTGACGGGCGAGCCGCGGCCTTCCGGCAGGAACTCCCACGCCTCGGGGATGACGGTCACGACGCCGTCTTCGTGCTCGTAGACGTGCTCGAGGACCGACCGGATGACGAGCGCCTGGAGCTCGGTCGAATACGGCGCCAGGTCCATCACATTCAGCCCG